TAGTCGCCGGCGGTAAACCTGAATCATCCGTCAAGGTAATGATCAGCCGCGCGCGTCGCATCGCTAAGACATGGACGGCGACAGATAAAAAGCTAAACGACTGGCACGGACTCAAGTCACCGGCTGACGGCCAAAAGCTGGTTAAGGCGATGGCGAAAGACTGCGGCGGACTCACTGAGTTATACGAGAAGCTGGCACCGAAAGCCGAAGAAACTGAGACAGCTGATCAGTCAGAACCAACGCCGGAGACTGAGTCAGAATCCGAACCACTCGCTAGCGATGCACCAGCACTGCGCCACTTATACTCTGAATTTGTTCAGAAAGCACACGATGCAGGATATACGAACGATGAAATTAAGGAATTCATCAACACAATCTAAACCGCTCAGCCGTGACACCTCAGCCGCCTTCGGGCGGTTTTTTTTTATGCCTGAATCCTATTTGACAATGATTCTCATTTAGGAGATAATAGGTACATAGTGTGGTGTGGTGTGTGGTGATCATGCTATGTCCTGCAATTAACTGGAGTTAATATTATGATGATTAAGTACTTAGATAAACGCGCAGACCGCGAATGGCTGGGTATCGTCCCTGAGTTTTTTGCTCGTGGTGTGGTATGTGCAAGGTTCGAAGGTGGTGGTATCAGTACAGTAGCTGATGAGATGAACGCCATGTATGGTATGGGTGGCTTCAATGATCACTGGCGTGGTGACATTGATGATGATGGTGTGTATCGTGCGCCAGAAGATGAGCCGCTTGATCCGTTCGCTCGTGTTGACTTCAACGGGTGGACGATGTGGGCGTATCCTTATTCGATATTCGGCATCAAGGACAGCGCAGGCAATCAACGTGTTGGGAGGTTTGACTGATGGAAAATGCACAGAAGAAACTAGACGCTTTGCGTGTTGCTGTTGATGCAATGTCTTCAGTGTTGACTGTAAATCCGCGAGCGTTCGAGGGGTATCCTGATATATTCAGTACCCTTGCTGATCTTCGTATGGACCTGATCGACGTAATCGATGAGGAGCGTTGGACTGAGAGTTACAACGATGGTCCGGAAGATAATCTTCATTACATTAATGAGAGGTGATGTATGGTTAGGTTAACTAAGAATCAGCAACAGGCTTTGTTGCGTAAATGGCATCACAACAATCAGGGTATGTCATACCTGCAGTTCAGGCGTACTGTTCTGCCTATGTTTGCTGACCCTGCTATTGTGGTGAAGTGGTGTAACATGTTCTTAGCTATCGAACCCGATGGCTATACACATTCATAAGGAGGATGTATGGATATTCATTGTAGGTATTGCGGTGAACCGTGGGATCATGACGAGCTTCATGATATGGAGGACGCCTGTTACAAGGATGCGGTCAAGCTGTTCTTAAAGCATGGGTGTGGAGCGTTCGGTTTCGAGCCGCCGCTGATGACGTGTAGGCGCAGTCCTATCTATCCACCTGAGATGATGGAGCTAATACGTGTGGCGCAGGATATGTCACCGTACCCTGATGAGTGGAGCAGTCCCGATGATATTGAGATGATGCTAGAAGTAGCAGAGGAGATGTTCTGATGTCTATGGTCTTTGAGTGTGTTGTGTGCGATGAGTGGTTCCGCAATGAGAAGGATGTGTACCAAGAAGACAACGGCGACTGCATCTGTGTGTCGTGTTGGGAAGATAACGTGGAAGAGTTGATGGAGAAGTACTATGGGAGAAGTAGTAGAGCTGTTCAGTAAAACTAAAGTGTCGGCTGTATGTCTGTTGTGCAAGAGTGTACACAGTCGTTTAGTTGACACAGATTCATGGGGTTGGTATCTTTGTACTGACAGATTTGTACAGGACATCTTTGATAGTGAGGATGCCAGTACGAGGGAGGTTCTCGTTGGTAACAAGACGGGAGCGTATATGTGCGACGAGTGTCGTGATTCATTTGGTGGGGAGTAGTAGTTATGAGTACTTATTTATTAACCAGCAGGGAAGAAGTAGAGGAGCATCGTCGGCGCATCAATACGATACGTAGTGCCATTGAGTACGATGTAGTCAACAGTCCGATTAACACTGAGTTCGAGGAGCTAGAAGTATTACTTCACGATGCAGTAGTGAAGCTGGACGAGATCTATGACAAGATGAAGGAGCACGTGTACGTGTTCGATGTGACTGTAACTGTCAGCCGTCGTGTCAATGTCAAGGCGTCAGACGAAGTTGATGCGGAGCAAGCTGCAATAGACTACGCTATCAGCGAGTTGGATTGTCCTATTGATTGGAACGAAGACGATGTGCAGGTGTTCCGTGATGAAGATGAAGAGACCACCAAGGTCTATGATGTGGAGGTGTAAATATGAAAGTCACGATTGAATTGGAAATGGAAAGCGAGGTGATAACTCTCCCAGATGTGTTGAAGTATATTGAAGAGTTAGCAGAGGATGGTTCTTTAGATTTTACAGTTGACAAGGAGTAGTGTATGGCTATTGATACATGGTATGTAGTGCAGAGGTTTAACCGTAAGACGTGGGAGTGGGAGGAGCGTGACAGTGACGGCTCTTCGTACAACTCTACGCTTGACAATGCAAAATACTTTTGCGATAGTTATATCAAGGACGGCGAAGAGTGCCGTGTAATCAAAGAGGAGGTAGTCTATGATCCCGACCGTTAGTGTAAGTAAGATGACGGGTAAGCTGGAAGGTATACAAGCAATCAATACCAACACAGCGACGAACCCATTCTGTATCAAGGAGTCGAGTAAGCCCGATGCCGACAAGATATGCGGAAAGTGCTACAGCATGAGTATGCTTTCTAGTTATAGGAAGAACTGTCAACCAGCATTCCAGAGGAATAGTGACGTGCTTGCGAGTGATGCTGAGTTCATTCTGCCTCGTACCTCCGGTGCATTCGTGCGGTTTCATGGGCATGGAGAGCTAATAAATGAGCAGCACTTCCGTAATTTATGTGCGATAGCTAGTGACAACAAGCACTCTGCGTTTGCGTTGTGGACTAAACGTGTGGGTATTGTGCGTAAGAATCTGCATCATGTACCTGATAATATGATTCTTGTTTATAGTAATCCGAAGATAGATAACGTGATGTCATCTCCACCGCGTGGGTTCGACCGTGTATTCAACAACGTGTCGGAGTCGTACGACGGTGAAGCTAACTGCACTGGACAGAAGTGTATGGATTGTTTACTATGCTACAAGCGTGACACCACGCAGGTTATTGTTGAGCATGTAAAGTAATTAGGTTCGGGTAATAGGAGATTTGTTATGGGACGCGAACAATGGGAAGTATGGCATGACGATTACCAAGACTATTGGGAAGGTGATCGTTGTATCTGGGACTATGCAGAGGAGTATCACGAGGACGATATCTCCAAGTACAAAGAGGAGCGGGATAGTGGCGAAGAAGTATCTTGATTACCACATGACACACCAAGAGATTGCTGACGAGTTAGGTATCAGTCGTCAGATGGTGCGTGTCATTGAGTATCGTGCGCTGCAAAAGCTCAAGCGTTCAGGTAAGCTACGTGCTTTCTTGGATCATATTAACGACGAGAGGGAGGAAAGATATGGGAAGGAATACACGCCGGTATGTTAAGACGCACAAGCCGCGCAGTAAATCAACAGGAAATAGTGACAACAATCGCATTAGCAAAAAGCGTAGACGTGTGGTATACTAATCTATATAGTCTATACAGTAAGTACTATGCATTAGTATTAAGTATTACTAATACATATTACTTTTATAATAGGAGGTAACATGGAACAGGCAGAACGTACTCGTATGATTGAAGAGTTAACTGAAGATCATATGTACAACATCAACTACATGGAGGCAATGAACATGTTGTTTAATCTTTTTGCGATGGAGTTTGAATCGTTGGATGATAATCAACTGGAGTCTCGTTATCTTTCTCGTTTCGGCAGTAGTGTGGAGGTGCACTGATGGCTTTTGTTGAGTTACACCAGAAGTGTAATGATTGTGGATCTAGTGATGCGTTGTCCTACAATGAGGATGGGTCGAGCTATTGTTTCGCATGTGCTACGTTTACCCCGTCCTCAGACGGCACAGGAGGCTCTGTGAGCGACATTAACGACTATCGGGTACCAACCCCAAGGGTTCCTGTAATGGAGCTTAGAGGGCAATCTAGGAGCTATCAGGAGAGGGGTCTCGATGCACGTACAATGGAGAGGTACTCCACTACTTTGTGTGGGGACGAGGTACACTTCGGTTACTACACACCTGATGGAGAATTAACTGCAGTTAAAAAGCGTACGCCTGATAAGAAGTTCAGTATCGAAGGTGACTGGAAACGTGCTGGTTTATTTGGTCAACACCTCTTCCCTTCAGGTGGGCAGTACATAACCGTGGTCGAGGGGGAGATGGATGCGCTATCTGCGTATCAGATGTTCGGTGACAAATACCCCGTAGTATCTATTCGTAATGGGGCGCAGGGTGCGGCGGCGGATTGTCGTAGGGCGTATGAGTTCCTCGATCTATTCGACAACATCATCTTCTGCTACGACAACGACGAGCATGGTAAGAAGGCGGCACATGAGTGTGCAGATCTGTTTGGTGGTAAGGCAAAGATCTACCAGCATGGTGAACACAAGGATGCCTCCGACTACCTGATGTACGCTGACAAGGATGACTTCATCAAGCGGTGGTGGGCTGCAAAGGTGTACACACCTGACGGCATGGTGATGATAGGGTCACTCCGTGAGGCGATGAAGAAGCCATTGATGGAGGCAGAAGTACGTTATCCCTACAAGGGACTGGATGACATGACGTTTGGTATGAGACCAACTGAGCTAGTCACCATCTGTTCTGGATCTGGGCTGGGTAAGTCTACGTTCATGCGTGAGCTAGTCTTTTCCATTGCATCGCAGACCAACGAGAGGATAGGTCTAGCCTTTCTTGAAGAGACACCTGACCGTACTGCTCGTGGACTAGTGGGTCTACAGATCAACAAACCAATACACCTACCCGGATGTGATTACTCCCCTGATGAGGTAGAGTACGTATTCAATACGTTAGATCTAGATGACCGTGTCGTACTGTGGGATTCGTTTGGCTCCAATCAGATCGAGAATGTGCTGGCTAGGTTCCGCTACCAAGTCAAGGTGCTAGGTGTTAGGTACATCATCCTCGATCACATATCCATTCTGGTTTCAGATCAAGCCAACGGCGATGAACGTAAAGCCATTGACGAGATCATGACTAAGCTACGGATGTTCTGTCAGGAGATGGAGATATGTATGTTTGTTGTTAGTCACCTACGTAGACCAGAAGGAAAAGGACATGAGGATGGAGCAGTTACTAGTCTGGGTCAGCTTCGCGGCAGTGCTTCAATTGCTCAGCTTTCTGATATTGTTCTTGGACTAGAGCGTAATGCACAAGCAGAAGATAAGATGGTACGCAACACAACACACGTGCGTGTACTGAAGAACAGGTTCAGTGGTATGACTGGACCAGCCTGTTCGTTGCTGTATAATAAAGATTCAGGGCGGTTGACGGAGATAATGGAGTGAGATGCGTTGCATGTAACAAGATGCTCAATGACTACGAGTTAACACGTAAGTTCACTGGGTCGGGGGAGTTTGTTGATTTATGTGGTAACTGTAGTAGATTTCTAATCGAAGATGATGTTACCATTGAAGGCAACTTAGACTATGCACATTTATCAGACATGGAGGAATCATACGATGTCGAAGATGGGGAACTGGATAGTTACTCAGGAACAGAACTTGGAGATGAAGAGCTATGGTAGAGAACTTACAGAGCGAGAAGAGCTGGACCTTGCCTACTACGAATATAGTGTTCTTGGATATAGAAACGGATGGTCTCCAGCCATCGGTAATACACTGCGTGGTGACAAAGAGACCAAACGAGGATCACTGTCTACATACCTGTAGGGAGTCGCTGTTCGAGGAACTAGCTAGAGGTGGTCACGTATGCGGCCACAACTACATAGGCTTTGACGGACCCGTGCTGGAAAAGCTATGGGACATACGGGTACATTCTGATCGTGTGCTGGATACACTAGTGATGTCGAGGCTATTCCATCCAGATGTACAGGGTGGTCACAGTCTAGCTACGTGGGGTGAGAAGTTACGTTTCCCTAAAGGAGATCATGATGACTGGAGTCAGTTGTCTGAGGCTATGATACAGTACTGTATGCGCGATGTATCGGTGACTGAGAAGTTGTATGAAACACTGTGCATACAACTACAAATGTATGACTTCACTGACACCAGTGTGTACCTCGAGCATTCTGTTGCACACATATGCAGAGAGCAAGAAGAGAATGGGTTTGCTTTCAATCTTACTGGTGCAAAGGAACTAGAACGTCAGCTTGAAACTAAGATGCTGGGTATTGAAGCTGCATTGCAGAATGTATTCCCACCCATCGCAGAGGAGCAGAGGTATCACAAGACAACAGGCAAACCATTGCCATTGAGGTACACTCACTTCAACGTAGGGTCACGTCAGCAGATAGCTGAGAGGTTGAAGCAGAAGGGTGCTGTATGGAAAGAGAAGACACCATCAGGTAAGGACAAGGTGGATGAGTCTACTCTCAAGAAGAACCTACACATACCTGAAGCTAAGATGGTGCTGGAGTATCTGTTGTTACAGAAGCGACACTCTCAAGTGCTGTCGTGGATCAAAGCAGAAAACAAAGGGAGGATACATGGTAGAGTTAAACACATCGGAGCGGTTACAGGACGCATGGCGCACTCTAGTCCCAACCTTGCACAAGTTCCTGCGGTGTATGCGGATTATGGTACTGAGTGCCGTAGCTTGTTTATTGTTCCTAATGAACGTGTCCTTGTGGGTGCTGATGCTTCTGGTCTGGAGTTGCGTATGCTCGCCCATTACATGGATGATGAAGCGTATACGAAAGAAATCCTAGAGGGTGACATACATACGGCAAATCAACACGCGGCTGGGTTAGCAACACGAGCGCAAGCTAAGACGTTTATCTATGCGTTCTTGTACGGTGCTGGTAATGCCAAGATAGGATCTGTCGTAGGCGGCAATGCAAGACAAGGCGGTGAACTCAAAGATAAGTTCCTTGAGAACACTCCCGCGTTAGCTGAACTACGAGAAGACATAGCAATGCAAGCAGGGTCTGGGTTCCTTGACGGACTCGATGGCAGACGGTTACGTGTTCGTTCTGCTCATGCTGCATTGAACACACTACTG